CCACCCATAGCAGTTCCTGCAAGACTAAGTCCTGTTCCAATAAGTGATGCCATACCACCTGCCGCTTGACTGTCAATTTGTGCATTTGCTTGTCTTTGGGCGTTCATAGCATTCATTCTATTGGTATTCATACTTGCTAAGTTATTAGCCGCACCACTAAGCATACCAGCACCCTGACCCATTGCACCTTGTAAGTATTGATTGTAAGCATCCATAGAACTTTCTTGTGCTCTGTTAGCACCTGCCATAGATTGAGCCGCTAAAGCACCTGCTGGTGCACCACCTGACATAGCCGCAGTTCTTTGTGCCATACGAGCTGACATAGCCGCCGCATCCTGTCCCTGTGCCATCATTCTAGCTTTTTGAGACTGATTAAATGCAGAGTTGGGGTCCATCATTTCTTGACCCCTGCCCATTAACTGGTCATACGCTTCCGTTGCTGGAGCGTAAGCATCATCGTACTCTCGTCCTATTTGACCTACGCTACGCTTTTGATTTGTACCAAATAAATTGCTAAAAAATCCCATAATATCACCTTAAATATAATTAGACTTGTTTTATTTCTCAACTGTTCTTATTTTTAATTATAAAAGTATCCTCTGCACTACGAACCCAACCATCACTAGTTTTTATTTCTAAGTACCACTTACTTTTATCCTTAACTGTTCTCAATGTTCCTTCTTCACTACTTGCATTACTTTTTTCAACCCTACCCGTTTCTGAATCTACTTTGTCTGCAATAGTATCTATTGTTTTTTGTATGTCGGATGGTGAGCTTACTGGCTCATCTCCAAAATAATTAATTCTTGAACCAGTATCTCTGGTAACTTTTCTATTTTGTGTCTTTCTCATTTAGGTTTCTTTGGTTTGTATACTATTCCTATAGAATGACCTTTAACATTTGTTGTACTGCCATTAGTACCTTCTGCTTTTAATCTTACCCATCTTAGTTTAGAATAAGTTGATGCAACTTTTATAGCATTACCTGACCAACTAGAGCCATAATTATTAGATACATCTGTACCACTCTGATACGTTGACTCATCATTTGTTTGATACTTAATACTTGTACTAGGTCTACTACTAGCATCTAACTTTACGACTCTGACTTTTTTATAATTAGTGTCAGTACCTAGTGTAAGTTTTTTACTGTTCCATTGCCAGTTTTTTCTAGATGTACCAGCACCCATTTTAATTATTCTACCTTCTTCTGCTAATAATATAGGGTATCCATCGTCACCATCTACTGTATCAAATATCTTGTAAGTTGTTTCCCAAAGGTCCCATCTTTTTTGTGGTATATAGTAAGACCAACATCTTTTATCTGTACCACTGCTATCTGTCTTATGAAAAAAGAACAACACGCATTGCCTTGTTGCATCGTAACCTACAACAGCTAAATCTTTCTCTGCATTAGTAATCATATCCCAACCACATTGTGGCTGTTTCTTTATGGTAGTGCCTATCTTGTCTATCTTTGGTGATGACTGGTAAAAGTTATTGTAGTCTAACCAAAACAAACCACTAGACGTAGTCTTTAATGCTTTAGGTCCTAAGCAACCTATACCAGATATGTTTTCTTCTATAATAAGTGTTTCTGGATTGACGATACACATCTGATTCTTACCAAATACATACAGCTTACCAACAAAACTTGCTAATGCAGTAGGTATAAAATCTAATTGTATAAAATTCTGTGACCAGTTAAATATAGAATACTTACCGGGCTCACTTCTAAATAAAACATTTTCTCCATCAGCAAACTCAGGATGATTGCAGTTACCTATAAACATATATCCATTTATAGATGCGTTTACTGTATAATCTATACCTAGAGAACCTAATGTTTCTGGTATACCATTTAACGCTTCGTAAGACGCACCCCTACTACCATCATCTTGCACAGTAAACTTATACTTACCACTTTGTAAATAAAACTTATCTATAGAAACTTCTTCTACAAACCTATACAAACCCTCAGGTTCTAAAGATGTTTGTGTTGAATCGTCTGCTCTATACAAAATAACAGATGTAATTCTTCTTGATATCTTTTTTTGTTCACCTACTACAGCTTCTTCATCTATTTCTATAGGTACTTGTAAACCATCAGTTATTGCAGAGCCTGTATCATATGCCCCTATTACACTTATTAGAGCTGACTCTTGAAACCCATCATACAATAAAGAACATTTGTAAAATACTTTTCTAGTACTAGCATCTCCTAGCCAATCTTTGTTAGTATTAGTAGTAATAGTGTTTATGTTAAACCAAGGTGCATTGCCAGATAACTCATTAGAATTTGCACTACCTGAACCAAGTTGTTGTTCTATATACTCGTCACCCTCATCATCTCTTCTTGTTATATGATTAGAATTATTTGCGGCTGGTACAGAAGCAGTAGTCATAGATGTCATTTGCACTTGCCTGTCTGATAAAACATAAGGTCTTTCATCCTCTGTGCTAGGTAAATTTGTGACAACAGTATTTGAAGGAGCTGTATCTGTTGTTCCAGAGCTATAATTAGAAAATTGATTGTATATAGTACTACCACCTGTGTTTGGAAACATACTTAAATGACCACTCTTAGTGTCAATATCTTTTATAGTTTTTAACTTTGCTACGTTTTCTTCTCTTTGTATATAATAAAAACCTATTCTTTGTCCGTCTGCTTCTGAATAAACCATAGCTCTATCATTAACACTTTTACCAGCACCAGAAGCAAATAAAGGTGCGTCAGAAGGTGCAGGTACACCATTCTGTTGTAAGTTTGAACTGCTAATACTTGTTGTTGTAGTGCCACTTATTTTCATATGTGCCATCATTTCACAAGGATTTCTACCACTACTATCTAACGGCACTGCATAAGTAACCCATTTAAGTTTCCAATATTTATATCCATCCCACCATAATGGTCTTATAGTAGCTATCTCATAACCACCATATTCATCTTGGTCAGAGTCTTCATACTTAAATATAGGTTGCAACTTAACTGTTACACCTATGTAGGGATTTTGACCATTAGAGTCATAACCTAAGTGCATTAGATTACCCCTTTGCATCATAGAAGGATGATTACTACAACCTATTTCTTCTTGACTGCCATCATTGCTATTTATTTCTATCCACATATTAGCGGCTTTATTTTCACCACTATAACTATTTTTAGGAGACATAGGTATATAGTCTCCAGCTTCTATATTACCACCAGTACTACCAGAAAACTCTGATTCGTTATAAGACTTAAAGTTTTCTACCTTAAACAAGTAACCATCCCTAAGGCTACTCTCATCTGTTGTTTCTCCTGCTGATAGTATTAAATCAAATATTGTAGAGTTGCTATTTATGTTATTAACTCTTGGAATCATTAAGAAATCACTAAATTTATTTAAAGAAGTGTTTCCAGTCGGTGCTTCAAGGTTAAATGATTTTTCAAAAGTAGTTACTGTACCATCATCGCTAATGCTATAAGTTTGCATAAAATTTATATAGCCACCATTAGTAGGCTCCATTAATATAGCTACCCCAGTTATCTTACCACTTGTTTGTAGAAAAGGGCATATACGTATAGCTAAAGGAGTTCCGGGAAGTTCTCTTTTATATACCTTATTGGTATTATTGTTATAGATATAAAAAGCAGACTCATTATCTTCATAATCAAAACCAACGGAAAGATAAGCATCGTTAATAGTACCAGCTCCACCTTGTAACATTACTGAATCAGTAAATACTTTGTGACTTACAGAAGATACAGATACTGTTTGATAACTTTTTTCCTGTATTCTTTCAAACTCTTCAGCATCAGATACACCCCATTGATTGTTCTTAACAAAACCAACAACTTGTGAGCTTTTTTCTTTACCTATACCTACATAAGCCAGTTTATTATTAACTACGTAATCAACGTAACCAGTTGCTTTTGCAGGTATTGGCTGTGTTTGTATTATTGTAGGGCTTTCTGTATTATAGTTTTCTATGTATGCAGTTTCTCCTGACTTAGAGTTTATTGCAATCAAATGTTGTTCGTCACTTTTATCCATAGGTATTAACCTATCAAACGAAGTGCTAGTGTCATTAGGTGCTAATCTGTAATCTGGAGACACAGTAAACTCCCATTTGTCACCAGCTAAATAAGTTCCTAGACTAGACCTAGTAAATGTAACTGACATACCTAAAGTTAACAATTTAGCAGTTTGTGCAGAGTGGTCACTTACTGTAGTCTCAGAACTCCAAGCACCAGTACCTTGTTTAGTTTTCCATTTAAAAACTGTACCATTATCATTGTTCATTCTAATCCAGAATATAGTATCTACTGTTCCTGTAAATGTACCTGTTAATGTAGCGTACTGTTTATTGTTTGGAGTGCTAGTATCTATTGCCATAATTAAGCACTCGGTGTTGGAGCTTGATACTCTTGTGCAGGATTTTGAGTTTGATGTCTAGAACCTTGGTCCCAATCAGTTAACACAACATTATTATCAAAACCTGTAAGTTTTAATGCTTTATCATTTGTTATACCTGCTAACTGACCATTAACAGTAGGGTCTATATTTAAAGAATAAGATGCGGCATCTGTAGGGATGTCTCTCTCATCTTCTGGATTAGACATTATTCCTCTATTAAAGGATGGTATTTCAAAGTTAGACTTTGGCATTTAATTCTTTCCCCCATAAGGAAGTTCTCCCGTCAATAATATTGACGATATGCACCGTAAAGTTTCCGTCATCAAAGTAATCAACAACAGCAAAAGCGTGTGCCCAATTTGTTTTACGATTACCAAGCCATCCATTAGCTTCATCTGACATATCCTTTAAACATCCTAAACTCCAAGCACTCTTGGGTCCATCTATATGTGTTACGCTGTGCATTTGTAAATCGTGGTGATGCCCATAGATTACATTGCATCCCAGTTTTAATAAGTGGTTCCTTGCGTGTGCAACTCCTCCGTAATGGTTCCCGTGATAATACCATAACCTACCTAGCTTTAAGTACTTTCCGTTTGGGTAGTATTCAAAACCACGTTGTTTAAGTAGGAGTGCGTCTGGGACCGTAAGACCTTGTAGATAGGGGTTTTCTTCAGCAAAGGAGTTAAGCCATTGTTCGTGGTTTCCTTCGCAGAAATGTTTTTCTTTACATCGTACCTTATCAAGGGCTTCATCAATAATATCCATACCTTCATTAACAGCTCCGATGTCTTCATATACTCTCGGCAACTGATACTCCAACGGAGGACGTTTGCGTTTCTTCCATTGCCAGTGTGATACTGAACTAAATTCTCCACTATCTCCGAGGTCAACGTAAAAGTCTGGCTTAATGATGCGAATCGCTTGGCAGACCACATCGATAGCTTGTTTGTCGTGTAACGGAAAATGTTTATCTGGTGTAACGATTCCACGCTTAACTACACCTTTATCTAATTTGGTGGTTGTTGACATATGTTCTCCATCCCCTCAAGGTCTATAAATAAATCTTCAGTTTTTCTTAGATGTTTTACAGTAGTCTGTTTTGTAAAGCGTAGCATTCTTTCACCACAGTCATCACATTCCCAAAATAAGGGTCCTTCATACGCACATAATATTTCTATACCAGTAACATTCTTACTCTTACAATGAGCACACTCGTCAGGCTTTTTACGCCACTTCTTAGTGCCCTTAATGTTAAGGTTGTTGAACATATCTATACCTCTAACGCCCTTCGATACCATCCAAACCAATACTTTTCTAAACTAGGTTTTCTATTTATTAAGTCTGCATAGTACTTAACTCTGTAACTTCTAAGTCTGTCTGGTTCTAGACCTGACTTTAAAGCGTTACTTATTGTCTGAGGACCTATACCGCCATCCACTTTAGTATCTATGCCTTTTGCTGTTATTGCTGTTTGCAATATCTTTACAGCTCTTGACCTACCCATATTAACAACCATATCAAAATATATCATACGTAACTCTTCGGGTACTTTAGAAACTTTAGCTTTTAGCCAGTAATCTTTGAAGTATATGTCCTCCGCATCTTTTTTAGTTAATTCCTTAATATTAAGATAGGGATATGCTCTTTTACTAATGCCCATATTAGTTTCCCCTCCCGGGTCAACAGGGTCATTTACATATCCCCCTTCGTGTTTAAGGATAATCTTTACTGCTTCCTCGAAAGTCATTTACTTCTTAAACATTCCTTCAAGTATATCAGTAACTACATCAACACACTTTTCAAAGAAGATTTGTTCTTTTTCTTCTGATACGAAAGGTATGTCAATCTTTTCATTTATCTTAGTTGCTATCATATCTGACATCTCATCACTGCCAAGATGGTCAACCATTTGGTCTTTCATCTTTTCGGCTTGTGCTTCAGCCATTTCCATTAGCATTCCTTTTAGATTCATTAGGACTCCTTATTTTGGTTTTTGATTTTTAATATTAAGTAGTATATGTTAATTGCAAACATAATACACATAAGCACACCAGATATAATATCAGTATAGTATACCATACCTAAGCCTGTACTTATACCACTAACTTTTAAACTATCCATTACGCTCTATTCTTAGGGATTCTTTTAGTCTTTCCATTATGAGTGGTGGCAAGAATGTGAGTATCTGTTTCACCTTTCTTTTTTCCCCAGTATCGTTTACCACCAAACATCCAACTAATAAGACCACCCTTAATGCCTTTTAGTTTCTTCAATGCCTGTGCTTTTGTCATCTTAACTTCCTTGCTTTACTTACAGCACTAGCCTTAGATGCAGAACCACACTTACAGTTCCATTTCCGTAGTGCTTTATTAATTCTTGAATTTGGGT